CGGCTTTTTGCCCATGACGATGTTCTCGACGAGGGCGACCTTGCCCATGTCCTCGATCACGAAGGCCTGATTGACGCTCTCGTAATTCTCGACCTGGTCGCGCTTGGCGTTGTCCTCGATCTTGCGGCGCTCGCTGCCGATCTGCTCGTAGACCGACAGGTTCGCGAGCGTGGTGATCAGCAGCGCGTTCTTGGGGAACTTGGGCACGCGGACCGCCTGCAGGCCACCGAGCTTCTTGTCGGAGAGCAGGACGTCGCGGGCGAGCTGTTCGGTCGCTTTGTCGCCCGACGAATTGACGATCGAGAAATACTTGTCGTGGACGAGGTCACGGCCGACGATCACGACCAAGTCGGTATCGTCGCGGTAATTCTCGTCGAGCAGTTCGATCGCGTCGTAGATCAGCGCGTCGACATTGACGTAATCGACGTCCTTGCCGATCTCGCCAGCGCCGACATAAATCGCGCCGGCAACCGTCACGACGTTGTTCACGCGGGTCGCGGGCTTCAGGTCACCCTCGCTCAGTACGCGGGCAGGTGCGTCGAGGCGGATGTGCTGCAGCCAGCCGATGTTGACGTCCTGCAGCAGCGGGTACGTGTTCGGATCGGTCTCGACCGCGACCTTCACGCCGTTGAAGCCGATGGTGATGATGTCGAGGGCCTTGGCCTTGACGATCGCGTCGCGGATCAGCGGCTGGAAGTTCGGCTGATGCGCCCAGGCGTCAAGCGTCTCGTAACGGATCAGCGTGTCGAAGTCGGTCTTCTCGCAGCGGTAGCGCGTCTCTTCGAGATCGCCGGGATAGCGCGGCTTGCGGTCGTGGATCCGCGTGTCGGTGCGGCTGGCGATCGTGCCCTTCACGCCGACGCCGACCTTGTCGCCTTCCTGGGCGACGACCGGGATGATGTTGATGCTGGTGAGGAACGCGCTCGACTGCTGGATCTTGCCGCGCAGGGTCTGCGCGACCGAAGGGGCAACGGTGAACGACTTGGCGGTGTCGCCCACGCCGTTCAGCTTGCCAATCTGCGTCGTGTAGGCGTCGTACTTCAGGCGGGTATCGTTAAGCATCGGGCGGCTCCTGGCGGATGTCAGTCGGGTCGAGGGGGTGGCTGCGCGTCAGCAGTCGGTGACGGCGTCGCCGGTGCCGCCATTGGCGGGCGTGCGGCTGAAGCTTGGTTCCGGCGTCACTTCGAGCTTGGCCTGCAGCGTCGCGAACTGGCCCTGCAGCGCGGTATGCGCCTCGGTAATGGGCTTCAGTGCCGCGGCGATCGACGATGCGACGGCTGCGCCGACCTGCGTGGTGAATGCCGCGGCGTCGAAATTGTCGTTTGCGGCGACCGGGGGCGTCTCGGCCACGGGCGCGACCGGCTCAGTCTTTCCGCCGCGTAGCGTTGCCGCCAGCGCGGAGAAGAAGCCGGCGACTGCGCCTTCGACCTTGGCCGGGTCGGCAGGTGCCGCTTCGAATTCGAGCGGAACACCCTCTGCCGCTGCGGCGAACAGCGTGCCGGGCGAGCTGCGCGAGAACTGCAGCGATTCGGTCGCGATCGACGCGGGCTTGTCGGTGAACGCCAGGCCGATGAGCCCGATCTTGTCGGTGCCGGCATAGCTCGGCGTCAGCTCGACCGAGGGGTAGGGCTTCTGGTTGGCGGCGACGAGCGCGACGAGCTGGTCGTTCGCGTCGACCTGGCAATACAGCGCGCGGCGCTTCTCCACCGTGCCGGCGATCGTGATGTCGTCGGTCTGCGCCTTGACGGCGATGACCGAGCCATAGCCGTTGAAGGGGGGCTCGGGGCTATAGCCCGACATGTGCTCGACGTTGATGCGCGGCGTGTACGTTTCGGCGTGGAAAGTCTCGACGATCTGGTCGATCCACGGGCCTTCGATCTTCCGGCCATCGCTGATGGTCTGGCCTTCGACGAATGCGCGGAAGAACTTGCTCTTGGCCATGGCGGTCGGTCCCTCGGGGTTCGATATCGGTGGGCCGCGTCAGGCGGCATCTGGAAGCCGCAAAGGGACCGAAACCGGGTCATGTCTCAAGCGCGCGGGGGTGTGGGATCGCATTCCACACTCTAGACGCCGTGCGGATGCGCCCGATCGCGCGGCAAGGTCCGCCGCGACATGGACAAGCTCCCCCCAGATACCGGCATGCCGCTGCCCGCGGAGACGATGCCGATCCCGATCGACGCCGAACGCCAGGCGCGCAGCCTGTACTGGCGCGGCTGGGGTATCAGTCAGATTGCCGACGAGCTGGGGCTGAAGCGCCCGACGGTCGAGGCGTGGAAACAGCGCCGCAAATGGGACGAGGCGCCGTCGCTGTCGAAGATCGAGGACGCGCTCGAATGCCGGCTCAACACGCTGATCGCCAAGGACGCAAAGGCGGGCGGTGATTTCAAGGAGATCGACCTGCTGATGCGCGCGGTCGTCGCCGGCGCGCGCGTCCGCCGCTTCGAAGCGCCCGGCGGTCACGAGGGCGACCTCAACGAGAAGGTCGCCAACCGCAACGCCGGCGAGCGCAAGGCGGGCAAGCCAAGGAACCATTTCACGACCGAGCAGGTCGAACAGCTCGAGCAGCTCTTCCATGACGAGCTGTTCGGCTATCAGGAGGACTGGTGGGGGGCGAAGGATCAGCGCACCCGCATGATCCTGAAATCCCGCCAGATCGGTGCGACCTGGTATTTCGCCCGTGAGGCGCTGCTCGACGCGCTACGCGGGGGCGGCAACCAGATCTTCCTGTCGGCATCGAAGAACCAGGCGCATATCTTCCGCAACTACATCGTCCAGTTTGCCGCGCGCGTCGGGGTCAAGCTGCAGGGCGATCCGATCGTGCTGACCGCGGACACGATTCCGGACGGCGAGCCCGCGGCCGAGCTGATCTTCCTCGGCACGAACGCGCGCACCGCGCAGGGCTATCACGGCAATTTCTACTTCGATGAGTTCTTCTGGACCTACGGCTTCGAGGAGCTGAACAAGGTCGCCAGCGCGATGGCGATGCACAAGCGCTGGCGCCGCACCTACTTCTCGACGCCGTCGACGATCGCGCACCAGGCGCACCCCTATTGGACGGGCGAGCGCCGCAACCGGCGGGTGAAAAAGGCCGACCGTATCGAGATCGATGTCAGCCATGCCCGGCTGCAGGCGGGCGTGCTGTGCGAGGACCAGATCTGGCGGCAGATCGTCACCATCGAGGACGCGGCCGCGCGCGGCTGCGACCTGTTCGACATCGACGAGCTGCGCATCGAATATGCGCCCGACGAATTTGCCAACCTGCTCATGTGCGGGTTCGTCGACGACAGCCTGTCGGCGTTCAAGTTCAACGAGCTGCAGCGCTGCGGCGTCGACGCGATGGTCGACTGGCCCGATGTCGACATGCTGGCGAAACGCCCGGTCGGCAACCGCGAGGTCTGGGCCGGATACGACCCACAGGAGAGCGTCGACGGCGACAATGCCGCGCTGGTGATCGCGCTGCCGCCCGAGGGTCCGACCGGCAAGTTCCGCCTGCTCGAGCGCCACCAGATCAAGGGCGACTTCCAGGCGCAGGCCGAGTTCGTGAAGGCGCGGCTGGCGCGGTACAACTGCACCTATCTCGGCATCGACAAGAAGGGCGTCGGCGCCGCGGTCTATCAGCTGCTGCGCGACGCGAAGGTCCGCGGCGTCGTCGCGATCGAGTATTCGCTCGAGGTGAAGACCGGGCTGGTGATGAAGGCGCAGCACAGCTTTGCCCGCCAGCGCATCGAATATGACCGCGGCTGGATCGACCTGCAGTCCGCCTTCCTGTCGATCAAGAAGGCGCTGACCCAGAGCGGCAAGAGCGTGACGTTCAAGGCGAGCCGCACCGAGTCCGTCGGCCATGCCGACCTCGCCTGGGCGGCGATGCACATCTTCATCAACGAACCCCTCGACGGCCAGGCGCGCCCGAAAACACGAATGGAGATATTCTGATGAGCAAGCGTAACCGGGCGCAGCGTATGTCGCGGGGCGAGGCGTCCGCTGCGTCGAACGGTGCCCTGCAGGCGACCGCGAGCCCGTCCACCGCGGTGCAGGCATTCTCGTTTGGTGAGCCGGTCGAGGTGCTGAACCGGCGCGAGATCATGGACATGGTCGAATGCTACCGCACCGACCGCTGGTACGAGCCGCCCCTTCCGCTCGACGGGCTGGCGCGCGCGTTCCGCGTATCGCCGCACCACAGCTCGGCCATCATGCTCAAGCGCAACCTGATCACGGCATCGTTCGACCCGGTGCCGCGCAGCGCGTCAGACCCGACGCCGATCCTGTCGCGATCGGCGTTCGGCAAGGCGGTGCAGGATTATCTCGTGTTCGGGAATGCGTACCTCGAGGCGCGCCGGAACGTGCTGGGCGGGGTGATGGATCTGCATCACGCGCTCGCGAAATATACCCGCCGCGGGCTGATCGCGGGCGAGTTCTTCTGGGCGCCGGGGATCGACGCGCCATCGGCATTCGCGCCCGGCAGCGTCATCCAGATCATGCAGCCCGATATCAATCAGGAGATCTACGGCGTTCCCGAATATCTCAGCGCCTTGCAGTCGGCGTTGCTCAATGAGGCGGCGACGCTGTTCCGGCGCCGCTATTATCTGAACGGCAGCCATGCCGGCTACATCCTCTATGCGACCGGCGACATCGACGAGAACGACACCGAGGCGCTGCGCGATGCGCTGAAGGACTCGAAGGGGCCGGGCAACTTCAAGAACCTGTTCGTCCACGCGCCGGGCGGCAAGGATGGCAGCATCAAGATCCTGCCGATCGCCGAGGTGGGCGCCAAGGACGAGTTCCTCGGTATCAAGAACGCCACGCGCGACGACGTGCTTGCCGCGCACCGCACGCCGCCCTCGGTGCTCGGGATCGTGCCGGCGCAGGGCTCGCAGCTCGGCAAGATCAGCGAGGCGGTCGACATGTTCTTCGAGCTGGAGATCCTGCCGCTGCAGATGGCCTTCCTCGAAATCAACGATCGGGTCGGCTTCGAGGCGGTCCGGTTCACGCCGCGCGCGATAGCACCGGCCAAATAGCTTTCGCGTCCGGCATAGCCGGGCGGGGGATGCCGGGCTGCAACCCGGCACACCGACGAGGATCTGTCTCGCCACGACCAACGGCCATCGGCCGTCCCGCACCCGCGCGATCTGCGCGGGCGGGATCTCTACAAGGCGAGGAAATCCAACATGTACACCCTCAATTCCGTTCAGCCCGTCGCACCCGCGGCGGGCTACATTGGCGGCAAGCGCAATCTGGCGGCGCGACTGGTCGCAATGATCGAGCGCGTCGACCATGACGGCTATGCCGAACCGTTCGTCGGCATGGGCGGCATCTTCCTGCGGCGCCGATCGCGGCCGAAGGTCGAGGTCATCAACGACATGTCGGGCGACGTCGTCACGTTCTTCCGCGTGCTGCAGCGCCACTATCCCTACATGATCGACATGCTGCGCTTTCGCGTCGCGGCCCGTGCCGAGTTCGAACGGCTGAAGGCGACGCCGCCCGAGACGCTGACCGACCTCGAGCGTGCCTGCCGCTTCCTCTACCTCCAGCGCCTGGCGTTCGGAGGCAAGGTCAACGGCCGGCACTTCGGCGTCGACAAGACGCAGGGTGCGCGGTTCAATGTCACCAAGCTCGAGCCGCTGCTGGCGGACATTCATGAGCGGCTAGCTGGCGTTGTAATCGAGCAGCTCGGCTATGCGGACTTCATCCGACGCTATGACCGCCCCGGCATGCTTTTCTACCTCGATCCGCCCTATTGGGGATGCGAGACGGACTACGGCCAGGACGTGTTCGGCCGCGCCGACTTCGACCAGCTTGCCGACCAGCTGGCGGGGATCAAGGGGCGCTTCATCCTGTCGATCAACGACACGCCGGGGGCGCAGGCAACGTTCGCGCGGTTCCATGTTGCAACGACTGAGACGACGTACACGGTCGGAGCTGGCGCCGCGCAGCGGGCGGGCGAGCTGATCGTGTCAAACATCGCCTTGGGGTAAACGCAGCGGGGCAGCATTCACGCTGCCCCGTAGATTGTCCCCGCAAATTGCGCACGAAGCGCCTACATTGAGCAAAACGTCAGCCTACCACAGTAAACTTCGGCCGCACCCTCTCAGCCCGCTTTTCTGGGTAAAGCTTACTAAATTCATGCTCGGGTATATGCTGTAATTCTGATATCTCTTCTGAAGAATAGCCAAGGTGATCGCGGAATATATTAACAAGATTTGCAATCACACTTGGCGTTTCGTGGGCAAAGTCTAATTCCGCTGGTTCGCGAATACGCCACTTTCGGGCACTCATCTGCTTCCAAAGGTACTCTTCTTGGTTGCGCGTTAGTAGGCCGAGCGTTTTGGCCCTCATAATGACAGACTGCATTGAAACCTTCCACTCCTGCTTAAGAGAAGCCAGTAGTGGAAGGTCTATACGACGAGACTCTAGTAAAGGCCGTAGTTCTGCCGCGGGCATAAGGAATGCCGAGGCAAATGCGTGAGCCTCGTTTTCCATATCCGGTGACGGGAACCGATGCATAACAAGGTGGCCGAGCTCATGCGCCAAAGTGAAACGCATCCGATCCGCAGGCTGATCCGAATTTAACAAAATGAGCGGCGGCATGCCGGGCACAGAGAAAGTGACGCCGCTAATCGAAGCGCCAGCCATACTCGAATGAACGACCAATACTCCTGCTCTCTCGACTAGAACAGTAAGGTCTCGAATTGGGCCAGCTGGTATTTTCCAATGCGATCGAAGAAGGGCTGCAACGTGTTCCGGGTCTCCGTAATCTTCAATATCCAACCTCGGCAAATCATTAACTTTTGCAACGTCAGCAGCCTCAAGAAATCTCCTGAGGTGCATAACGCGCATATTCAACTCGGCTACAACGGCGTCGATATCGCGCCCACTTACGTCTGCCTTTTTTCGCCACATCGGATGAACACTGACAGGAACACCGTAGATTGGATCCGTCTGAAAGAAAAAGGACCTCCGGACATCGTAAATAGCTTCAGCACGGCTCAAAACATCATCGCGGATTTCCGAAACGCCATTTTCCAATCGCGAAAGAAGCGATTGATCGATCCCAAGCTGCTTAGCGGCCTCCGTTTGCGGTAATCCTTTTCGCTGCCGCGCCAAGCGCAGCATGTCTCCGTTCGGTTGCATAACCACTACTCCGACTTAATCGTCGCCTGTTTCTTCTCTTGGCGCGGCCTTCGGCGTAACAACGGGAGGCGTCAAGACCGGTGTCGAACGCGGAGCCAGAGGAATAATTTTGGCTACAGGCTGGGATGTTAGCGGAAAAGCCCAGATGCGAGCTCGGCGGTCTCGTGCTACTACGGCAACGTCCGCATAGCCCGTACCAAGAAAATTCAACTGATAGACGATTTCTATTCGGTGAATATCTGGTAATCCGGCAAATACGCCTTGCGGATTAACAAAGTTCAGGAACGCGGTCGTCACGATATTCGATCCCACACCTTTTGCATTGCCCTTTTTGAAGCGAGCAACAACAGAGTTGTGAAACAAAAACTTGACAGACTGTGCCTCTACCAAGGCTTTAACCGTGTCGGCTCCGTCACCGTTGAACTCGGATAGTGCATTACTGATGATGTGTTCGAAGATTATATTCGCACGGGTGCGGCCATATCGGTAACGCGAACGATCGGGGTTCGCGAGCCATTCGTCCATAGCCCGGTCAAGTACCGCGCGTAGCCGGTCCGCAAATATGCCGATGATTGGTTCTACTTCGGATTGAACTGCTACGGCCATGACGCTCTCCCGTTGCCACCACAATAGCACACCGGTTCCTGACAGCAAGATATTTTATGCAAAGGCTATGACTGCCTCCTATGTCACAGCAGGCAGCCTTCGCAATCGCGCTTATTGCTAGATCTCATTCTTTTGGCGTCCTTTTGTCCAGCCCGCGATCCATATACGCGGCAGCCCCGGATACATTCTGCTGCTCGCCACCTATCCTCAAGGTGGCAATCTTGCCGATCGCTATGGCAGGATCGCGGCGGTGGGACGCTGCCTCCCATGGGTTTTTAGGCAGACCGCATCCGGTGACGCTGGAGTGCAAAGGCGAGCGCATCTTCGTTGGATCGGTACTCCTTAATCATGTCAGCAGTCACGTCTCGGCTTTCGGACCTCATCGATACGCCGCCAGTTTCCATCATAGCGAGCATCTTCCGAAGGTGGGCGAGGTGCATCTCTAGAACTTCTTCCAGTTGATCCAATGGTGATCCCTCCAGGCTTTGCGTCGAACGTATTGATGTTGTGCGTCGGACGAGGCCGGATCAACCACTGAATACAGATTGAGATGCCTCCGGCTGACGGGGCCGCCAATATCTCATGCTGGAATTGGTTACACCAGGCGCCTTGGAGCGCCGAACACACGAAGCGCGCGCCGTGATCGCGCCCGTCACACAATCGTGCCTGTGGCGTCGGGTTGGCGAACGAGTAGTCCCAATAGGAGGCAAGACTCATGCGATGCGCGGCAGGGGCGGGAAAGGGGGGAGCGCGAACCTGCAACCCCCAAAAGCGGCGCAAGAACCCCCGCCTCGCCCGCGGGCTTTTTGAGTCTCTTTTGATGCAAACCCAAATTTGATGCGAGCCCTGGGAAAACCGTGGGTTTCTAGGCCCTTTTGACGTCCATCCGCTGATGCGGATTGATGCACCTGGCAGGGTCTTATCGATCACTTCCCGCAAGCCCGCGTTATGGGCCATCCCGCCTCCATTTCGGCTTGGAATGCGGGGGACCCAGCGCAGCCAAATTACGCAACACGCCGCCAATCAGCCGCGGATGGCCAGCCTACCACACGGGAAAACCCTAATATGCCTAACCTAGCCGGAAATGCCCGACTAAGTCGCTGTAAAGCCGTAACTTTTCGATTAGGGTTGAACCCTAATCTGACCTAACATTTTTACCCCAAAAACCTAACCTCATTGAAAACACACGACTTTTTGAACGTCGATAGTGAGGGTTAAATGTTATAATCTGATTAGAGAAAGATTAGGGTAAAAGTTAGGTCAAAAACCGCAGAAATCCGCCAATGTTAGGAATGTTAGGGTTTTCCCGTGCCCTACTTTATATGCTGGCGCTCCCTTCCCGTTCGCTTGGTGAGGAGCTGAATGGCGCTAGATCGTCAGCAGAAACTACTAGTCAAACTCGCCGTCGACGTCCTCCGCGGGGCACGGGATCGCGCGGGAATCGTGGCCGGCGATACGAATGAGGTCCGGCTCGCTCTTCACGCTCTGCTCCCACATTGCCCGGAGCGCTGGCCGCTGACGATGTTTTGGGAGTCGGCCGGGCAAGATCACGTCATCGGACGCGAGCAGGGCATGAACGCGGCGTATAACAGCATCTTACGACAGTTAGAGAGGTCGGGGGCATTCCCCTGAGATGGGATGCACAGGCTTGAGCGTCACCCGAGTGTGCCGCTGGTTCCATTTGCACCAGGCGTCTGCGCGCAGGACGCAAAACCGCCATTCGTAGCCACCAAAACACGTACATTTGAGCGCAGGATTGGCGGAAATCATAGGGTGGGAAGCGTTTACACCGAGTAGGTCGGCGGTTCGAACCCGTCAGCGCCCACCATATCTCCCGACACTGGACGCGGCGGTCGAACCCCGCTTTCATGCTGCCCAGGGAGATGCGAGGCTTATGGCACGACAGAA